GCACGCACTGCTGGCCTCACTGTTACAGTCATGCCCTTCTTGATGTCTTCGACTTTCATATTCTCCTCATTAGGTATCCCATCTCATACGCCCACGCTGGCTGCTCGTGGATTCTGCGATGGCAGTTATCATCAATCGCCAGAAAGAACTCCTTCTCGCAGAGCAGCTTGCCACGACCTTTCTTGTGGTGAATTTGAGTGGATGGCTCCACCCCGCACACCTCGCATAGCTGGTGCAAAACAAGATACTCCACCCGGACCCGCTGGTATTCTTTTAGGAGCTTGCGCATCTGGGGGCTGCACTTCCTGACAGGCTTCTGTCGAAGCTTCTTCTTGGCGGGCTTCTTCTGCGGGCTCCTTGGATGCAACCCTTTGCGGAGCTTCGTCCAGAGTGCTGGCCGGGTTTTCTTTTGGTAGCTGCGGTGAATCATGCTCCCTGCGGCTCCTCTCCTGTAGCCTTCGCTACCATCTGGCCGAACAAGGTGAACGCCCCTGGCGAACCGATTCCAACTAGATGCTTACAGGCAGAAACCGAGAAGTCTTTCTTCTCATAGAACGGCTGGACGCGGCACCTGAATTGGGAACATGTGCATTGACCCCGACCCCAAAAAGCGCGGACATCAATGATGTAGTCCACCGGCTCACCTTCACCCTGACACTTTGGGCATTTCATTGAGGAGTTCCTCTTAAAGTCGTGCTTGCAGGCCGCGCATTGAAGCTGATTCTGACTGGCCACCCGGAAGCGGCCCACCTCGTTCGGCTCAGGGCGGATGTCTAGGGTTTCAGGCATGGCTTACAGGGGCAGTGGAAGCTCGTAGTCCTCGGGCTTCATAGGGACGGTCTCAATCGGATTCTTGAAGGCGGTGTCCTCTTGGTAGTAGAGGGTCTTGGTATTCTTGGCTGGGTCCATCACGGCTATGACAGGGATTTTCACCTGCTCCTTGGCCCGCGCAATTTTCATGTTGAACTGCTGCTTCACCCTCTGCTCGTCCTTATACTCGCGCTCGGACGCCTCATAAAAAGCCTTCAGACTGGCGACAATGCCTTCAAGTTTCAGAAAGACATCATCCCGCTGGCGATACAACTCCAACAGCTCCGCATCCGTGGCGCGTTGCCGAAGGATGAACTGCTTGGCGGGGGGTTGTGGTGGGCGCGTGCTCATGCTGGTGGTCACAAATATGCTACTATTTGGAATTCGTCAAGGGATTATTTTCTAGCGGCGTGATGGCCAGTCGCAGTGAATCATTCCACCTGTCTCGTTAAGGCGGCTCACGAGGGAGCGTCCTAAGTGAGCTGTAAGCTCCTCCCGTTCAAGGTTGCTGATAAGCACGGTGTCCTTGCCGTCGTTGTAGCGGAGGTTGCCCAGATGGAACAGCAGGTTGTTCTCCCACTGCGAATCGCTGCGCTTCTCCGTCTCGTCCACCACCAGCAGGGATGGCTTGGAGTGCAACGTCACCACGTCCTCCTCGGACATCTTGGAATCCTGCCGGTAGGTGGCTTTTACCTGCATGAAGAAGCCCATCGAGGTCGTGAACCGGGCCGATTTTACGCGCTGCTCCACCTGATGTCGCATCAGCTCAACCGCCAACTGGGTCTTCCCGTTGCCGTTCATGCCAAACAGGACCACGGTGAATCCTTCCCCGAGGCGCTTAATCAGCGCGTCCAAGAGCCTCCCCCATGGTCCATCCTTTACGACCTTGGCCTTCTCGTGGCGGGAAGGGGCATCCCACGCGATTTTCAGGTCGGTAATGGCAGCATGGCGCTGCTTGGCTATGGCGGCTGCTCTAGCGGCGTCCCGCTCGGTGGAGGGGATGGCTGCGGTGGCCTGCATTCGCGTCAGGATGGCTTCCAGGGGTTCGGATGGGGTGGTCATAGGGACAAGTCAATCGGGAAGTCTTTGGCTACTATGTCGCATGATTGGCGGGCTGTTTTTGGGGTGCCATTCCGACTCGGGCCGCTTCCACCGTCGTATTTACCCTCCAAAACCTTCACGCAAGAATCTGGCTTGATGAACCAGTCGAAGTCAGCCCGCCACCCACGATCACTCTCACCCCGGCAAAATGAGGAAGCCTGAATACGAGTAAGGGCTAACTTCCAGTTTTCGGAGAAGAATGAGTCTCGCATCCGGGCATCCAGCACCCGCTTTCTGGCTGGTGATAACTTCATCGCCTTCGGAAATCCTTTCAGCTTATTCCATTCAACATAAACCGGATGGTCAACTTCAGGACTGGAAGCAAGCCGCGTAGCGGCAGGAGCCGTAGGCTCTCTCTCTTCTTCTTTTGCCTCTGCTTCTGGATCTGCCTCTGCCTCTGCATTGGCTCTACACTGAGATACATCGTTCGACGGAGTTCTACCGAGTTCTACATTTTCTACATTTGCCTGCTTTTCGGCAGCGCGACGCTTGTTTATGTAGTTACGCTTCGAGTCCTTGATGGCTTCCTCGTCGCGAATGGCCCGGTATTTCTCGTGGTTCAGCAACCTCCAGCCGCCATCAATGGCCTCAATCCGACGGCCTTCATGCTCCCGTGTCCGGCTGTCGGGGTCTGGGGAGAGGAACGTCTTGATGGCAGTGCGGCAGTCTTCGTCCGGCACCCGCGCCCGGTCAGCCAGTCCCGGCAGGCTCGCCCAGACTCGACCTCGCCGGTCGGCCATTGCCAGCATGGTAATCCAAACAAGTCGCACGTTGGCGGGTTCCCTCCAGATGGTGCTCTCGGTAATCGAGGAGAACAGTTTTGTAAAGGTCATGCTCATGTAGATGTATGTAGAAGTCTTTTTCTACATTGTCCAGCTATATCGTTATCGCTTCCCACTTCTGCGTTGCTGCCATCACCCTCTTCTTGGCAGCGGCTCCTGCGTCAATGGCACCGTCCTTGGTGCGCTCCATTCCGGCATCCAGTTGGGAGGTGTCCCGCATCACCCTCCAGCGCCAGCCCGTTGAGGCTCTGGTGACGAGCACCTTGCAGGAGAGGAGCTTTTGGCGGGGGACGTTACTTACAACTTTTCTCCAGCAGTTCAGGCGGTTGATCATAGGTTTGCTTTCTGAATGAATTCACTCGGGTCACACTTTTCGACCTTCCTCGTGTAGAAGTTCGCTCGCTCGGCGCAGTAGGAGATGTCGAGGAAGACCTTTGCGCGGGTGAACATTACATATCCTAATCTCAGCTCTTCGGAAAAATCCCTCTTCGCAGGAATCACCTGCTGCTCGAATGCTGGCAGGAACACCGCCAGCCACTCCCGGCCCTTCGCCGAATGTGCAGTGCCACAATAAACTCCCTCCCCAACCTCCTTGTCAGGCTCATCCTTGAGCATGGCCATGGCCAGGTCGCTCCAGTCGGAGCCTTCCGGTAGGGAATCCCTCAAAGCCTCAGCCTTGGCGATGGCTTCCTCGGGGACTCGCGCTAGAGCCATCATCTTGAATGGGTCGCCGAGGTCAGCGAACATTTCAGGGCACGCTTCATAGATGGACCCCATCTGGGCAGCGGCCTTGGATTTGGCTTTGGAGGCGTCGGAGCTAGAGAAGGCTGCCGAGATGTAGCCGAGAGCTAATCTGTCGTTGGCGGGGCTGCCGCAGAGCGCCACGATGGCTTGTGCTTGCGGCCAACCTTTCGGTTTTCCTCCTGACTTGTGCGCTTTGACGGAAATCCCGGCAGCGCGGAGTCCGTTACGGAAGAAATCTACCAGTGCGTTCGTGCGGAGAAGCACGGCGGAATCGTTGAAGGAGCAGGCTCCGGTGGTGTTCCGGTTGGAGAGCATCGAGGCGACGCAGGCGAGTTCTTCCTGAGCAGTCTTGTGAGCAGCTACCACGACTGGCCCTTTCGAGCCGATGACAGAGATGTTCTTGCCGACGATTGCAGGAAGGTGGCTGGTGAGGCTGTTCGCGGCGGAGCAAATTTCTGTGGAACAGCGGTAGCAGTCTTGAAGGGTGTAGAGCTTCATATAAAGCAGTGGCCGGTGTGGCATCGGTTTTCGACTTTGGATGTGTGCTTGAAACCTAAATCCGCAAGCTCCAGCAGCGGGATACAACCCGAGAAAATGAACACGTCGTCACGGATTCCAAACTGGGACCAATCCCTGACCTCCTCATCTACCGCAACCGCTTGTTTCCATGCAGTCGGCCAGTTGTCGTGAAGGTCTTTGAAGTGGTCAGCATCGTTTGCGAAGCATCCATTGCACACACTTCGCGGAGGAGCACTTAACCCGTTAGCTTTGAAATACGCATAAATGTCAGCGGTGGTAATCTTCGCATTCACCAGCGGATAATCGAAGCACACATACTTCGGGCACGGATGGTCCTTTATTCTGTGCCACTCGTCGTGGGAAAACCCAATCCACTTTTGAAGAATCTTCTCGCCAAGGCGTTTAGTTTTTTTGGAGATGCCCATATTAGCATCCATCCAGCCACGAGCCAGCCTGTCCATTGGCGCAATCTTATACTCCTTGGTGCATTTCTGAACCATCTTACCAATCTTCCCAGTCTCACGGTTTTTCGTGTAGAATCCAGGGCTGTCGAACCTTGTCTTTCCAAGTTTCTTCGCTGCCAGAATCTCATCATACAGGCTTCTGTTCGAGCGCAGGAATGGGATGCCAGCTTTCTTACATCTTTCCTCCATTAAGCTGGTGTGGACATGGGTTGTGGGGTGCTCCATTCCAGGGTTCGCACACGTCACAATCAACGGGGCCGGAGGAATAATTTCACCGCGAAGAATCATCCACAGCAGGGCTTCGCTGGCCTTTCCACCAGAGTAAGCAAGTTGAATTAGCTTTATCATAGCTGTATTTTTTACCGAGTTGCTTCACTGCACATCTTCTCGAATCCATCAGAGGCACCCCTGA